ATGCAAATGAATTATAAGCAAGCTATAGAAGTTGCTGAAGAAGAAGTTATAAGTCAAATATTAGATAAAAACAAATATCACTTAATAAGAAAAAGATTAAATTATGACTTAACTGTTTTAGGTATATCTTGCGTAAAAACAACTTGGAATCCAGCTGAAGGCGTTGTTGTTGATTACGTTGATCCAGCTAATATAGTTTATTCATATACTAACGATCCTAATTTTGAAGACGTTTATTACGTGGGTGAAGTTAAAAATGTACCTTTAGTAGAATTAAAAAAGCAATTTCCTAGCTTAACACCTGAGCAAGTTAAAAAACTTCAAAACTATACTGGTAATACTGCTTACTCATCTAACTTCAACGGAAGATACGATCAAAATACTGTACAAGTTCTTTACTTTGAATGGAAAAGTTATATTGATCAAGTATTTAAAATAAAAGAAACAGCTACTGGACTAGAGAAAACTATAGAAAAAGAAGATACTTTTTTACAAGTAGAAGAAACAGATAACTTTAAAAAAGCTTCAAGGTCTATTGAGACACTTTATTCAGGAGCTAAAGTATTAGGTATGGAAGAAATGTTAGACTGGCGAATGGCTGAAAACATGACTAGACCATACGCAGATACTAGCAAGGTTAATTTAAGCTACACTATTACCGCGCCAAGGATGTATCAAGGCAGAATAGAAAGCTTAGTTGGTAGAGTGACTGGTTTTGCTGATATGATACAGTTAACTCATTTGAAACTACAACAAGTAATGTCTAGGATGGTTCCTGATGGAGTTTATTTAGATATGGATGGTTTAGCAGAGGTTGATTTAGGTAATGGAACTAACTATAATCCAGCTGAAGCTTTAAATATGTATTTCCAAACTGGTAGTGTTATAGGTAGATCTTTAACACAAGACGGTGAAATGAATAGAGGTAAAGTTCCTATCCAAGAACTTCAGTCATCTTCCGGTGGTGCTAAAATATCTTCTTTAATAAGTACTTATCAGTATTATTTACAAATGATTAGAGATGTTACAGGGTTAAATGAAGCTAGAGATGGTAGTAATCCAGACACTAATGCATTAGTTGGTTTACAAAAATTAGCTGCTGCAAACTCTAATACAGCTACTAGACATATACTACAAGCTAGTTTATATCTAACACTTAGAACTTGTGAAAATATATCTCTTAGAGTTAGTGATTCTTTAATGTTTCCATTAACTAGGATGTCGTTAATAAATAGTATATCTAATTTTAATGCACATACTTTAGATGAACTTTCAAAAGTAAACATACATGACTTTGGAGTGTTTATAGAACTAGAGCCAGATGAAGAAGAAAAAGCGCAACTAGAACAAAACATACAAGTTGCTTTACAAACGCAGTCTATAAATCTTGAAGACGCTATAGATATAAGATCTGTAAATAATCTTAAGTTAGCTAATACTATGCTTAAAAAACGTAGATTAGAAAAAGAAGCTAAAGATCAACAGATGAAAATGCAGCAAATACAAGCACAAGCTCAAGCCCAAGCAGAGACTAACGAGAAGGCTGCTTTAGCCGAGTTGCAAAAGCAAGAAGGTATGGTTAACAGTAAAGTTCAGTTAGAACAAGCTAAGTCACAGTTTGAAATACAAAGACTACAAACAGAAGCTGAAATTAAAAAACAATTAATGCAGCAAGAGTTTGATTATAACATGCAATTGGCAAAACAACAAACAAAAGTTGTACAAGCTAAAGAGCAACAGATAGAAGATCGTAAAGATAAAAGACTTAAAATTCAAGGAACTCAACAGAGTGAAATGATAACCCAAAGAAGAGAAGATGGTTTACCTATAAACTTTGAATCTAAAGGTAACGATAATTTAGGTGGTATTGGTTTAGAACAATTTGCACCTAGATAATTTATATTAATTATTATATTATATTATGTCAAAAGAAGAAGTAGTAGAGGCTCCTGACGGAACCTTAGAACAAGGTGAATTTAAAATAAAAAAGAAACCTAAGAAACTAGTTGCTCAAAAAAAAGTAACTAAAGTAGATATGGCTAAAAAAGAAGAGCCAAAAGTTGAAGCTAAAATAGAAACACCTGTAGTTGAAGAAACTAAAGTTGATAAAATTGAAGTAGAACAACCTGTAGTTGAAGAAAATAAAACTGAAGAATCTCCAATTATCGAAGAGATAAAAGTAGAAGAAACTAAAGAAGAGATTGAAGAAACTAAAGAGGTTGTTGAAGAAATTAAAGAAGAAGTAAAAGCGAATCCACAAATAGAGTTGCCAGAGAATATTGAAAAGTTAGTAGACTTTATGAAAGATACTGGTGGCACTGTAGAAGACTATGTCAATTTAAATAGAGATTACAGTAAACTAAATGGAGAACAATTACTTAAAGAATATTATAGTGTAAGCAAACCACATTTAAATGCAGATGAAGTAAATTTTCTTATGGATGATACTTTTGCGTGGGATGAAGGTGAAGATGAAAGAGTGGTTAAAAAGAAACAATTAGCTTACAAAGAAGAAATTGCTAAAGCCAAAAGCTTTTTAGATAGTTCTAAGAAAAAATACTATGAAGAGATCAAGTTGAAACCTTCAGTATCACAAGAACAACAAAAAGCTAATGACTTTTTCAATAGATACAACGAAGAACAGAAGGTGATTCAACAGCGTCACGAAAGTTTTACAAACAATACTAAAAAGTTATTTGCCGATGAATTCAAAGGTTTTGAATATAATGTTGGTGATAAATCTTTTAGATATAATGTAAATAACAAAAATGATGTTGCTCAAAATCAATCTGATTTAAATAATTTTGTTGGGAAGTTCCTAGATAAAAAAGGTGAAATCAAAGATTATAGAGGTTATCACAAAGCCTTATACACTGCTAGTAATGCTGATAAAATAGCAAAGCACTTTTACGAACAAGGTAAAACTGATGCGATAAGAGATGTTAATGCTAAATCTAAAAACATAACAAATGAAGTTAGAGCTACAAGCTCTGGTGAAATGTTTGTTAATGGTATGAAGGTAAAAGCAATTAGTGGAGTAAATAGTTCTAAGTTAAAAATAACAAGAAAAAAATAAAACTTAAAACTTAAAAAACAAAAATTATGGGATTTTCAACTGGCGGGTCTTTTCCCGCTTCCTTAGTTCCAGCTGCTGAACAAACAGTATTAAATAGTAACTATTTAAATTTTGCTGACGGTTCATCTGACTGGGCACAACAATATCTACCTGAGCTTTACGAAGCTGAAGTAGAAAGATACGGAAACAGAACTTTATCTGGTTTCTTGAGAATGGTAGGTGCAGAAATGCCTATGACTTCTGATCAAGTATTATGGTCTGAGCAATCTAGGTTACATGTGTCTTATAACACTGCTAATTACGCATCAGGTACTACACTTGAAGTTGACTTAAGTGCTACTGGCCCAGTTAATTCAGCTGGTGCTGCAACAGCATCTGCTAGCTGTGCTATTAAAGAAGGTAATACTATTCTTTATACTGACACTGCTACAGGTCTAACTACTGGTAGAGCTTTAGTAACTAATGTTTCAGCACCTGCTGCTAACGTCGTTACTTTAACAGTAGTTCCTTATGCTGCTGCTGCGATTAATACTGCTTTTTCAGGATTAACTACTGCTGGTGACATGAGCGTATTTGTATACGGTTCTGAATTTGAAAAAGGTGGTGGTGGTTCTGGAAGTCCTTATGATGGGATGCAGTCTATTACTCCTGAATTTCAAGAGTATAACAATTCTCCAATTATAATTAGAGATAAGTACCAAGTTTCTGGTTCTGATGCTTCTCAAATTGGATGGATTGAGGTTGCCACTGAAGATGGCACTTCTGGATACTTATGGTATTTAAAAGCTGAGTCTGAAACAAGATTAAGGTTTGAAGATTATATGGAAATGGCGTTAGTTGAAGGTGAACTAGCTGGGCATACTGTTGTTCCAGGTGGTGGTTGGACTGCTAACTTAAAAGGTACACAAGGTTTATTCAAAGCTATTGAAGCAAGAGGTAATGTTTATCAAAACTTCGCTGGTGCAGCTGCTCCAGGTTCAGGTGCTATGGGTGATTTTGATGCTATTCTTAAGCAATTAGATAAGCAAGGTGCTATTGAAGAAAACATGTTATTCTTATCTAGAGCTTCTGCTCTTGATTTCGATGATATGATTGCTGCAATGAATGGTAATTTTGCTTCTGCTGCTGCTGCTTCTTATGGTTTATTTGATAATGAATCAGAAATGGCACTTAACTTTGGTTTTACTGGGTTTAGAAGAGGTTCTTATGACTTCTACAAGACTGACTGGAAATATTTAAACGATGCTTCTACTAGAGGTTTAGTTAATAATATTGATGGTGTATTAATTCCTGCTGGAACTACTACAGTTTACGATCAAATGTTAGGATCAAATATCAGACGTCCTTTCTTACATGTAAGATATAGAGCTTCTGAAACTGAAGATAGACGATACAAAAACTGGATTACTGGTTCAGTTGGTGGAGCTTATACTGATGGTGTTGATGCTATGACAGTACATTTCTTAACTGAAAGATGTTTAGTTACACAAGCTGCTAATAACTTCGTATTATTTGAAGCTACAGCTTAATTATTATATAAATGTGGAGGGTTAACGCTCTCCACTTTATTAACATTTAAAAATAAGAAAATGGGACAATTTATAAAATTACCAAAAAGTACAACTGATCTTACTTCATTTGACTTAATGAACATAGGGCGTGGATGTGCTGAAATTACTTCTGCTTCAAGCACCATATTAAATGTGAAAATTTTTGGGCTTTCACCAAATGGGAACGATAATTTACCTTCATTTGATATAGCTATAAGTTCAGCAATGTCTGATTCTGAAAGATTAGATATGATTAATAACCTTTCTAAAGCTATTATAGAGTCTACACAATCACCTAACTCTACCCCTTCTTTAAGAATGGTTGGAGGAAAGTATGTGACTAGTTTAACTTATGATAGCGCAATATAAAAAATTATGAATTATATAAAAATAAAAGAATCGCAAACAATAAATACAGCAACTAAAGATATTGATGTGCTTATTCCACTTGATGTTATTACAAGAATATCGAGCACTACAACTGCAGTCACTATAGAGTGTGTGCCTGTAGATGTTAGTACTGGTACACTACCAACTTACACTATAGGTGGATTTGGGACTGCGCCCGCGGCTGTAGATGGAGCTCAAGCAGTATATAAATTAATGGACGAAGTTTCTAAATCACCAAGCGTGGTTTCAGATTATTTAGAAATTAATGGAGACTCTGACTTATCAGTATCATTTAATTTTTAGGTTTATTATCTAAAAAAAAACAAATACAAGGTCCTACTTAGGTAGGATCTTTTTTAATTATTATATTATATTATATTATGGAAACAAAAGAAAAAAAGGCTCCTGCTCCCAAGCAAGAGGTTAAAAAAGAAACTTGGGA